TTCATCAATGATATCACAAAAGAATTGATCAAGGATGTTATTGGTCAATACATCTACTATTACGCTGTTGATGTTGAACGAACACAAACACATCCTGTTTATCAGGAAGCTATCAAAAAGGTTTTCAAGTCTCCAGTCAAACTTGATTGTTTGATCGGACAACCAAAAAAGGAAAGTGTTGCTGATATCTTTGGTTCTTCCATTGATACAACTCTTGAACTGTTTTTACAAGCAAGAGATTTGATGGACAAAGATATAAAAATAAGTGAGGGAGATTTCTTCACTTATGGTGATAGTGCATTTGAAATCGTTTCTTATGTTCAACTCTCTAATTTGTATGGTCAAGAAGAGTATGAGAACGGATATAAGATTATTGCAAAAACTGTTTCTTCTGACGTCTTCAATCCTAAAAACTTCAATGGACCTTCTGTCGATGCCAAGGAGTTTGCAAATAGTGACGTTGAAAAAACTTGGAGTCAGCAAAGAGGTCTTCCTGTAACTCCAAACAATGAAGAAACAAATGACTTCAGACAAATCAGAGATAGACTTGCAGGAGAAATGGCTCCTATTGCTCTCGGTGAAGGTCCAAGAGAAATTGTTCTGGATGATGAAAAGCCAGATGAAACAAATACATTTGACAATGAGTCAACTCCATTTATTTACAGCGATGATTGAGGAAAAATGAAACTTTTACACTTTTCACCAAAACCTATTGAACGGGTCCGCGCTGCGGAGCAAACAAATAATTTTCCACCTAAACCGGATGGTTTTTGGTATTCTTGTGGAGATGATTGGGAAAACTGGGCAAAAGCAGAAGGTTACAAAATCCCAAAAAAATACATCTATCAAATTGAAGTTGATTATTCAAAAATACTGACGATTCGCAGTGAAAAAGATTTTGTAAGAAATTTTGGAATGAATTCTGGATCTAAAATTCCAAAATATGCTCTGACGCCAGATTGGAAAAAAGTAGCTAGTCAATATTCAGGCATTGAAATTTGCCCATATATTCACAGTATGAGACTGGAAATGTCATGGTACTATCCTTGGGACGTTGCATCAGGATGCATTTGGGATCCATCAGCGATAAAGAGTTTGAAATTGGTAGGAGGCACAATGACAAAGAAAGAAAATCTAAATGAAGGTCTTGTTGACCTAATCAAAAAAGCTGTTGCTTCTGCAAAACAAGGTGTAAGCCAAGGTTGGGAGAAAGTTCAAGGAGCGTTGCGTTCGGCTGTCGCAAATCTATCAGGCATTATTCAAAAGAAAGCTCCTGAACTTGCAAAGTTGAAACCTCAACTTCAATTCATTGTTGATATAAAAAATGAAGCTGAAAAGGAAACGGGTGAAAAGTTTCCCATTGATAACACAATGCAAATTGCTCAAAACCTTACAAATAAAGTCAAAGAAGCTTCACAAGAAATAAATGGATTGAAAGCTCAGGTAAGTAACGTTGTAAATCAAGGACAGCAAGTTCCTCAGAACCAAAGAGGTGTTCAAGAAGCTTTTGCAATTCAACTTACAGGAATTCTAAACGAAACAATCGCTGAATACTCCGCAGACAAAGCTTCACAACCGCTGAATGAAGCACTTGGAGTAACGACTGTTGTTGGATTGGTTCTTGGAATAATGGGAGGAATTCCATTACTTTTGAAAGGTCTTTACAAGTTTTCAAAGTTCCTAGGTCTTGAAAAAACTTCTCATGCGATTGAACATGCATATCATGTGGCTCACAAGATTGAGGAAAAAGGAATTGACATAATTATTCCTGACAGACTTTCTTATGTTATCTACAAGAAAGCTTGGGCAAAGGGCTTCAAGACGTCAAAGACATTCCTTGAATTTGCACGCAAAACAAAAAGTTGAATCACTCATTTACAAACTTCTTCTTGTTTATTTTGCGGCAGAAGGTATTTCGGGTTTGTTGCACTCAACATCAGCAGCACTTGCAACAGCAGAAGGTGCAGCCTCTACTGTAAAGGCAGTTGAAATTGCAACAGGCATTGTTGATGCTGTATCAATCGTAAAGAAAGCATGACATGTTTGATGAGATTTACAAACAAGTTCAAAAGAACACGCTTTTAGAAAAAATTCGTTCAAAGTCTTTCAATTGGAATGAGTTCAAAAAACTTGCAGAAAAAAACAATATGGAAGAAGCGAACACCTATGCTCAAAAACGGCTTCAATGGCTCGGAGCGGGATCTTCCAGATGTGCCTTCGTTTTATCCTCACGTTTTGTGTTGAAATCCGCTCTTGGAGCAGGTCCAATAGGATTAGCTTCTTTGAAGGGTGTAGCTCAAAACAAAAATGAAGTTGAAGTTTTCACAAATCCAGATTTGAAGTCAATCTTTACAGAAATTTANNACTATAGATGGCTTGTTTGCGAGATTGTGAAAGAAGCGCATAACAGAGATTATCTTCGAGCTTTTGGATGTACCAAAACTTTCTTCTTTTATGTTTTGAACAAAATCCTTTTTAAAAAAACTGTACCAACTGAGGCGGTTTTGAAAGAGTTGGCACAAGGATATCGCGAAAATGTAAACAAAATAAACTTCAAAAAACTTTTTGAAACGTTCAAGGGCGTTCAAGAAGCAATCAAATACGGTTTACATGGAGGCGATATCGCATATGATGACCATTGGGGAATTACTGCTTCTGGTAGAATTGTATTATTAGACTATGGTCTTTCTCTTGACGTTTGGGACGAACACTATCTAGGAATGTAGCAATGAATTTTATCGATAAAAGATTTAAGCAACTAATGGAACAAACTGACATTGAAGAGAAGTTGAGAGGCAGAAAAGGCACTCAAAACAGTTCCTTCAATTTCAAAGAATTCCAACAGATTGATAGCGAAAAGTGGTCAGTAGCAAATCATTATGCAAAAGAAAGTCTTGAAAAGATAGGTCAAGGATCTTCACGAGCCGTTTACATTTTATCATCTAGATATGTTTTGAAAATTGCAATGAATAAAGCAGGTTTCGCCCAAAACAAACTCGAAACACAAATGTCACAGGATCCTGAAGTTTCTCACATTCTTGCCAAGGTTTACAAACACAATCCTGAAGGGATGTGGCTTGTTTCCGATTTGGTGAAACCAATGGACCAATTTGATAATTCCACGAAAGAATTCATCAAGATTGCCGGATTTGATTTTTACGACCTCTTTGATGGTTCGGATCGATTTGGACGCCTTGAAACATATCTTGATGATCTTGAAATGATAAAACAAATGATCATCAGTTTGCAAAAGAGTTTAGAACTGACAGAAAATCCCAAAGATATCAAAGAAATACAAAAGAATATTCAACATTATCAAAAAAATATAAAAAGTTTGGAACTGAACATTGAAAT